TATTTACCTATTATAATCCGGCTTTGATATCACCAGTATTTTTCAGTCTTAGAGGAATGTAAATAAACTCAACTGCTTTTACAGGTTCAATAGCGATATCCATGTATAGTTCACTGCGGTCGATTCTTGCAGGAGTATTGTTGGTTTCGTCACATACAACAATGTAGTCATATAGTGCTCTTTGTCCTACTAACTCTTGCATTAGACTTTCTGCTGCTGCTTTGATTTCACGACGAGTCTGTGCATCGTTCGGTTCAAACAAGTATGGTCTTGCAAGAATGTCTAACTGACGGCGTAAGTAGCAAACTAGACGAGCAACATTGATTCTATCCAATGAGCTTGCATTTCTTGCACGAGTACGCTGACCGTATGCTACAATACCTACTCCGGCTAATGTTGCTATTGGGTTGATTTTAACAGTATCTAGTACATCGCGTAGACCTTGATATAATGCTGCTGTTTTAAATTCGCCTTCATTAGTGATGTATCCAACAGATGTTGCATTATCAATACCACCACGGCGTGTTCCTGCCGGAGCAAACCATTGGAAACTCTTAGCATCGCTGTTGATGATAGTGCGTAGCATCATGTGGCTAGGTGGAACAACGATATAATTACCATTGTTATCATTTGTATAACCACTTGGATAGTACATTGCCATATATTCGTCATAGCTGACACCACCGGTATCGCTGTTGTCAAATGCAAGAGCAGTATTATTACCCCAGTTGCTTAATGCTGTTCCTGTTGGAGTCAAGCGGAATGGAGTATCGCCAACTACAAATGCAGTGATACCACGATCAGTATTGAATCCAATCATATTTTGAATTGCTTCAGGATATCCAGGTGCAGCAATCAAGTTAAAGTTAATAGTATCTGAATCTCTAATAATTGAATTAGTATCAATTGTCGATTTCAATGCTGCTACAATTTGTGCTCTTTGTGCATGACGACCAAATACACCAGATCCATCTTCTGCTACATTGTGCTGTGATACCCAACGATCAGCTTTATATGCGGCCATTGATTCACCAGTAACCTTTGGATAACGCTGATTCAATCCGCTGTTTGCAAGTACATCAATGTGTCCAATTATGTATTTCTTAACATTGAATCCGCTACGACGAGTGTTGAATAGGCGCATACCTCTTGGATATACAGCAGGATCAGGAGCATCTGGATCTAGATAGTTGCTGGTTAGCAATACCTCAATAGAGCTTTCTGTTAATGTTGTACCAGTATTTGCCCAACGAGCATCTGCGAATAACCATCCATTTGGAGTTGTCTGGTCAGTTACATCTTGTAGTATCCATCCGCTGGTGGTGTTATAAACATAAATGTCTTTGCCATATCTTTCCATATCTGCTGTAGAAATCCAGATATCACCATTAACCAATGCAGTACCGTCACTTTGTCCGGTGTCAGCATCTGGTTCAGTTGCTGATACGATAGGACCTAGCGGGCTGGTATTAGGGAATGCCGTTCCGTCTTGGTATCCAACCCATGTTGTACCATTGTGAAACATAACATCAACTTCGTCAACTACTGAGCTATACCATAAAGTACCATCTGCTGGAGTTGTTACAGGGGCAGTTGCTTTAGCTTCGTATACTAGTTTTTTCCAGTTAGTAGCAATAAATGTTGCACTATCATTACTAGGCGCAGCATATAAGTTAGTGGTATTAGCAGTACTAAAACCAGCTGATGCTAATGGAGTAGCAGTAACATCTCTAATTTCAAAATCTCCACCTTTTGAGTGAGTGATAGTTACCTTCTTAGTAGTAGCACTAAAACTTGCAGAAATGTTAACAAACCCAGCTGCGGAGATTGCAGCAGGAATCAATGATCCAATCAAAGTAGATCCATTAGGAGGAGTGATTGTACATGTTTTCCATGAGCCCCATGCGCTAGAATTTGCTGTAGTTTCTCTAATTTGGAATGTATAGCTACCTGCTACGCTAAGTGAGTTACTTGCATCACTAACAATAGTAGTTGCACCTGCATTTGCTCTTCTCCAAATTTTAAAATCCGCTGTTTGGCTTGTGGCATTTTCATAGTTTGTTTCTACGAAGATAGATCCAACTGCGATATTTTGACCACCTGTTGGGTCATAAGATTTTGTAGCAGTCGGTAAGTCTGCATATAATGGTGCAGAAACAGTATCCCAACCTTGAGAAGAACTGTTGTATCGTTTTACTGACCAATTTGCTCCATTTGTTGGTGTAGTTGTTGTGATCCATACACTACCATTAGGAGTAGCACCAGTCCAGGTTGGATAATCGTAGTGGCTACTGATTTGTAGTTGTTTTGTTGTTGAATCAAAACCATTGACCACAGCAGTCCATCCTGTACTAGATCTGTAGTATAATTTATTTGTGTTATCTTTAGTAACAATCATGCAATAATTGCCAGTGACTCCAACATTGGCACTTGGAGCACCGCTATTAAAATCGTCAACTAACGATGAATCATCATTTAGTACGATAGGTGTTTTAACACTGAATAGTTGTGTCGAAGAGTTCCATTCCTTGACTCCAAACACGCTATTAGCAGTATCAACCCACATTGTTCCATTTACCGGAGATCCTTCTGGGATGTTACTAGATGGGGTCAACATACCGGTGTCAACATCTGCTCTTACAATGTACGCACGGCTACTAGCACCTAATAGACTATATGCGGCTTGCAGACCATATTCATTCAACTCGTTTCCGTGTTGAGAATTTCCACTTGCATCGGTATAGAAAAGAGGTGTACCAAATGTATCTGTTAGGTCGCGCTGGCTAGTCATTAGCCATACTTTACCAGCATTAGCTGCTGTTGTTCCTAATGCGGTAGTTCCGCTTGGGTTAATTTTATCTTCTGCAGATGCTACAAATATCATGGGCACCGTACCTGGTGCTGATGGAGTATAAAAACTCTCGTCGATTACTTGTACACTTACGCCTGGTGAATTCAATGTTGCCATATGTAATATCTCCTAATTGGATTACTTGAGTTATTTAGCAGGTATTTAAAAAAACAAGGGGTTAAATACAAGTGAAAAGGGCAGCAAAAAGGGCGCAAATGAGAAATATCTGTAAAGAGTGCGGGCAACGGCCGGTCGCTATTAACTACTATAAAGAAGGTCGAGCATTTTATAGATCAAAGTGCGATCACTGTGCCAGCCAACGAAAGGAAGGAATTCCTTTATGGGCAAAAGCGGGTTACAAAAAGAAAGCCGCATGTGATAAATGCGGCTTTACTTCTAAATATACAGAACAATTTAATGTGTTTTACATTGACGGAAATCCAATAAATTGTAGATATAGCAATCTTAAAACAGTATGCGCTAATTGTCAACGCATATTACATAAACTTAAACTGCCTTGGCGACAGGGAGATTTAGTGCCTGATCACTAATTATAGATTCTATTTGTTCAAATAGAAATCGATAGTGGTATCGTTATGTACCACATGATCAATTTTACCACCTACCCACGAATATTCGCTGGCATGTATTTTCAATTTGTCTAATTGACCTTTACTTAATGCCCATGATGCATTTCCGTTAGGACCCTTGTTAAATGATTCAGCTGAACTAAACCATTCGGGATCGTTACCTCGTTTTATTCTAATAACCATACCATCGGAATTGTGTATCGATTTGATTTCATTAGGAAAGCGAACATCACTTATAACAATATTGTCACTGGTTTTTCGTATTTTATTTTCAATGCTAGCAATCCAAATATCATCATGAAAATGAGTTCGAAATACATCAGTACCCCAATACTGTAAAACCCAACGAGGTGTTAGTTTAGGCATCTTTAATCTCTTAGCCCACCATGGATCTACTTGTTCTCGCCATTCTCGGGCTTCTTTTGTTCGCCCCTCAAGTAATGTTCGATCCCATCCAAACACATGTGCGACAGCATCTTTTAATGTGCCGGCAAAGCTATCTCGCCTAAATCCATGTGTATTAACCAAATAATCTGCGGCAGTATCTTTGCCTGCGCCAATCAAACCCACAAAACCAATAATCATAGAATCCCCAAGTGATACTATAATTTATTACATTTCTATTACTGTGTCAATTATTTGTTAGCCAATTACGAAAGTTAACGGAGTACCACCGTCTTTGTAGTTGATTAGGTCAAGTTCCAGGGTGTCAATTTCGGCCTTACCCTCGCCTTTGAGAGATGCACCGTTTAATTGTGTGGTGCCAGACGGTGCAGCAATACTAGCAAACTTTTCGCGAGCCTCACCTAGCATAAGTTTACAGGTTGCTAATGAATAATCTTTCAACCATTGTCCTGCAAATTGGTCTTGCATTAGATTAAAATCCGGACGGTAGTTATATAACCATAGCATAACTTCTTCTTCTGCTCTAGGACGCTGCATTATTGTGAGTCTTTTAGTAGTTTTGTTAAATGTATAGTTAATTTCACTACCAAACATTTTACCTACTAACTTCTGATAGCTGGCAAAAGCATAATAAGTTGCCAATCCGCCCATATTTGTACTTGTTAGCAAATAAGTGTTGGAATATGCCAGGTTAAATGGTTCATACAATGTACCACCATTACCACCGCCCGATCTACTACCTACACTACGACGGAAAATTTGTCTAACCTCTGAAACCTCTTGAGGTAAAACATAGTCATTTTGATCTAATTGTAGTGTAAGGAATCCAAAACTTTCTTCAGATGCATTACTACTTCTTTGTCGAAATTTAGATAATGCTCTATCAATTGCGGTATTGTAATGTACAGGATCAAGCTCAACATCAACCATGCCAGATCCTAGCATTGCTTTAACATATTCTACTATCTTTTGGCGTTCGTTTTCATTCTCAGTCATGTTAATATTTAGTCCATAAATACAATACTATGCCAAGACTTTCTATGTACCGGCCCGAAAAGGGCAATGATTTTAAATTTATAGATCGTGTAATCAACGAAGAATTCCAAGTGGGCGGTACCGATGTTTATGTACACAAATATTTAGGTACTGTTAATCCCGAAGAAGGAAAGAGTACCCCTACTATTCCTAATAATTCTAATCCTATTCCTGAGTTAGGAATACAGGATCTACTGTTCATGGAAAATAGAGATCGTCACTACGACCCCGATGTATATGTTATTCGTGGAATTTATACATTACAGGATCTGGATTTTAATTTGAGTCAATTTGGACTTTTCTTAAACAACGATAATATAATGATTAATTTTCACCTAAGAACCAGTTATGATGCATTGGGTAGAAAAATCATGGCAGGCGATGTTATCGAATTACCGCATCAGAAAGATGAATACGCATTAGATGATAGCTTAGTAGCATTAAAAAGATTTTATGTTGTTTCCGAAGTCACACGCCCTGCTAGTGGATATAGCCAAACATGGTATCCTCACCTAGTTAGAGCAAAATGTCAACCACTAGTTGATAGTCAAGAGTTTAAAGAAATACTCGATGCAGACAGCGGTGCTGAAGATGGTAGCACACTAAGAGATTTGCTATCAACTTATAAGAAAAACATTGAAATTAATAATCAGGTTATTCAACAAGCCCAGGCCGATGTTGAAGCAAGTGGATACAAAACAGAACAATATTATGTTATACCAGTTGCCAATACCGGAACAGGATTGGTGTCAATAGCAGATGCTTCTATAGATAGTGCAGTTGATACTAGTTCAAATTTAGATGCATCTGCTGTGTTAGCAACACCTAATAGGAATTTTTACATAGGTTACTTAACAGGAGATGGTGTTCCACCCAATGGTATTCCTTATGGGTTTGGTATAAATTTTCCCGCAGTGCCCTCTTCCGGTGACTTTTTTCTTAGAACAGATTACTTACCTAACAGACTGTTTAGATATGATGGAAGAAATTGGATCAAATATGAAGACAATGTAAGAATGACCACTAGTATGTTAGGGGAGACCCAAACTGAAAATCCAATATTAGTTAGAAGAAAACTAAAAGCCAGTTTTGTAAATAATATCAATACTTCTACTATTGCCGGTGCAGTTGTTCCTGAAAAACAAGCACTCAGCCAAGTATTAAAACCAAAGGCAGATAATTAATGGATTATTTTTATGACGGGCAGATACGAAGGTATATAGCCCAATTTATTCAACTGATGAGCGACTATGCTTACAAAGACAGTTCTGGAAAGCTAGTGCAAGTTCCAGTTCGCTATGGAGATATGACCAGGCAAGTTGGTCAGATACTGAAGAAAAATAGTGAGAACACAATGCCTAGTGTTCCTTTTATTTCATGTTATATTAAAGAACTTGAATTTGATAGAGAGCGTATGCAAGATCCTACTTATATTAGTAAAATTAATATTGTAGAAAGAGAATTCAATGATGACACTCAACAATATCAAAATACACAAGGTGGTAATTACACTATTGAGCGTATCATGCCAAGTCCTTATAAATTAACTCTCATGGCAGATATATGGGCGTCAAATACAGAACAAAAATTACAGATCTTTGAACAGATTGCTGTATTTTTTACTCCAAGTTTTGAAATACAAACAACAGATAACTATATAGATTGGACTAGTTTGAGCGTTGTTAGACTTGACGATGTAGATTGGTCTAGTCGACAAATACCTCAGGGGGTTACCGAAGATATTGACATAATGTCATTGACATTTGAAACTCCAGTATGGATCACTCCGCCTGCAAAAGTTAAGCAATTAGGTGTGATTACTAAAATTATATCAAATGTTTTTTCTACTACTGCACAAGGAACGATCGCTTCACAGTATAGTTCGGCCGGAGCAGCTGAGGTATTTTCGGATGTGAGTCCAAGTAGTCAGCTTATTACCATACCCGGGAGATATAGTCTATTGGTATTAAACAATACAGCAAAATTAATTATTCCCAATGGAGCCGGTGATAATATAGATGTAAGTGCATCTAAAAATAGTGCTTCGTGGCTAAAAATACTAGATCTGTATCCTGGACAATTTAGAGCAGGGTTGAGTCAACTGAGATTTGGCCAATCGGGATATAACGAAGTGATCGCTTATCTTAGTTTAGATCCCAGCGACGAATTCACCATGAGATTAAGTATCGATACTGATACAGTTCCTAGTAATACTATTATTCAAGGTAGAGGTACAATTGATGCTGTTATAAATCCCGAGACTTATAACCCATTAGGGGTTGTAGGTGGTACACGATATTTAATTTTAGAAGATATTAATAATACTCCGTTGTTTCGTACCCCTGGATATATAGGACCGGTGGCATGGCAAAACGCTGATCATTCAAACTTCCAGGCGTTTGCTAATGATATAATCGAGTGGGATGGATCTAAGTGGGTTGTGGTATTCAGTTCTTCAACTGTGTCCGCTGTAGTTTACATAACTAATTCGTATACAAACATTCAATATAAATGGGATAACGGATCATGGAGCAAAAGTTATGAGGGCGTCTACGATGCAGCATTATGGAGACTGATACTTTAAAACAAATAGTATGCAGTGGTGGACTATTCTTTGCTCGTGATACTAAACGATTCCTATTACTGTCTAGAACACAAACTAAAACAGCAGGCACATGGGGTCTAGTCGGCGGTAAAAAAGAACCCACTGACAATACACCCTTTGATGCTCTTACTAGAGAGATTCAGGAAGAAGTAGGTCGAACACCAACTATTAAAAAAGTAATTCCTTTAGAACTATTTGTCAGCAACGATCAAAATTTTCAGTATAACACTTATGTGTTGGTTGTTGATCGAGAATTTATTCCGGTATTAAATGAGGAACACGATGGATATTCTTGGGCTACTTATAATCAATGGCCTAAGCCTTTGCATAGAGCTGTGAAGAGTTCATTCAGTAATAAAATCATCCAGGCCAAGCTGGAGTTATTATTAGAATTATTTTAATAGATCTGGGCCAAATGCCCATGTACCAAGATGTCTCATCTCTTGACTCAACACGGTATCAACTTTAACAGTTCTTCCTATCTTGGCAATTTTTTGACATAATATCATATCTTCACCGAGATGATCATTTGACTCGGGCGTCCATTGAAATTCAAACCAAGGTTGTTCAAGTTCTTTAAAAATGTCAGTTTTCATTAACATACATCCCATTCCAATTCCTTCAACTGGAACCAAATTGTCTTGTACATCAAAACTCAAAGGGTTATACCAATCCCCTATCTTCTCATATGCCACACCTTTAGCAGGTAATTGTCGTCGCATATAATTTGCTGCTACGACTTCCTCATTGTGTGACATTAATCTCACAGCAGTAGTAGCAGGAAATGTCATATCGCTGTCTAACCACAATATATATTCTGCATTGAGCTCCGATGCCATCATGGCCAATCGTTCTCTTTGGGTTAGCAATACAGTACTTGCATCCATAAAC